CTACAAGCTGGGCAAGCACGGCATTCGGAGCGGCAACCCTTACAAGGCTCTGGTGCAGGGCGATGCAGTCACCGTCCAGCGCGACGGCGGCAACGAAGAGACCGGCCACTTCGGCATCAATATCCATCGCGGCGGAATCACCCGCACCAACAGCGAAGGATGCCAGACACTGCCGCCCGCGCAATGGCCCGCCTTCATCTCCCTCGTTGAGTCCGAGATGAAGCGCAACAACGCAAAGACCGTCAGCTACGTCCTGACTAGCCGGAAGGACATTTCCTAAACCTCTCAACTCTAAACCCTCAACTTTCAACTACCCAATGGCCAAAACAATCGGACAACTAACCCAAGCCACAACCCTCGCATCCGGCGACGAGTTCGTCATCGAGCAGAGCGGACTGACCAAGCGTGTCGCTGCCTCTGTGGTGCGCGGCGGACTGGTCAATGCGGACATTGATGCGGCCGCGGCGATTGCCTTCAGTAAGCTCGCCGCACTGGACAGCGCCAACATCCTTGTCGGCAACGGCAGCAACGTGGCGACCAAGGTTGCCGTGACTGGCGACGTGACGATTAGCAATGCCGGGGTGACGGCGATTGGTAGCGCGAAGGTGACGCCGACGATGCTGTCTCAGCCGCTAACGCTTGCAACCGCTCAAAACACCACAAGCGGCACCAGCGTTGACTTCAGTCCGGCCAACGGCAACGGCATTCCGTCTTGGGCGAAGCGCGTGACGGTGATGTTTAATGGGGTTAGCACAAGCGGGACGAGTGCTTACATTATCCAACTGGGTGATTCTGGAGGCATTGAGGACACGGGCTATGTGTCCAAGGGGATGTTGGTTGACAACACTGGCCCCGCTGGAACTGCTGGGACATCGGGATTCATTATCGGTTCAGCGGGGGCCAGCACCGTTATTCAAGCAGGCGTTATTACGCTAACACGGTTTGACTCTGGAAATACTTGGATAGCAACGGGCGTCTTTAATCGCGCCGATGCCGCCACGGCGGTTGCGTTAAGCGCCGGAACAAAAACCCTCTCCGACACCCTCGACCGCATCCGCCTTACAACCGTCAACGGCACCGACACATTCGACGCCGGTTCGGTCAACATCATGTATGAGGGCTAACATCTAAATGCCCCTAGAAAGCCCCATCCTCCGCGACGGTGACGCCGGATTCGCTGGTTATGCCTCGCGCATCAATCCGGTCGCGTTGCCCGCTGGCATGCTCCAGCTCTCGGAGAACATGCGGCTGGATCGCGGGGTGGCGGTGACGCGCAAGGGTGCAAAGCGCATGGCGGATGCTATCAGCGTGGCCAGCTCGCCGCTCACGGTTCCTTTTGTGCTTAACCCTGCGCCCAACGCGCCAATCGTGCAGAGCGTCTACTCGGGAGGCATCTTTGCGGCCAGCGTCTACCGCTCGCCCGATCAGGTGCAGAGCGCGGAGATCGTTGTGCTGGCAGGCGGCGACCGCGCTTACACCATCCTCCTTGACGACAACCAATCCGTCGCCGGTGTCTGGGCCGGAGGCTTTCTGGTCACTGCCGTCTCGCAGGGCAGCGAGGAGATCGTAGACGAGAACGGCGACACGATCGTGATCAGCGTTTTGCCCCAAGAGCTGGGCTACCCGACATCGCCGGACGAGATCATCGAGCCGACAGACACGGTCAGCATGGTGCAGGCCAACGACCGCCTCTACCTCTTCCGCGAAGCCGATGCCTCGCGTCCGGGCTGGGTGATCAAGAACGTGACCACCGGCGGCATCACGGTGGCGTCCACCACGGCGACCGTCAACCTGACCGGCCACGGATTTCCCGCCGGTGCCCGCGTGCGCATCGAGGGGAGCAATGTCGCAGCCTTCGACGGCGTGGAATACGACATCGCCACGGTCTCAACGAACTCTTTCACGATCACCGTGCCGAGCGGAACCGCGACCGACGCCACAACGAGCGGCCGCACCATCCGCCGAGTAAAGGCACCTTTATACTGGGATGGTATCGCAACGTCCTTTGTCCGCAGTCCCGCAGGCGTGCCCACCGGAATGTCGGCAACCTTCAAGACTATGCGTTCGACGCCGTGGGGCACCTACGTCAACAACCGCCTCGTCCTTCCTGACGGCAAAAACAACGTGCTCATCAGCGATATCTTGGACGCGAATAGCTACGATCCTTACTGGGCCTCCTTCCGCGCCGGTGCGGGCAGCAATGACTTCGTAGTTGCGGTCCATCCGTGGGTGGAGAACAGCTTCCTCGTCTTTTGTAGAAAGTCCATCTGGCTCGCGGAGGTCAATCAGTTCGCCAGCGTGGACGGCGCCAGCACGGCCATCGACACCGCTCTCAGTAAGCTCACACTCCTCACCGATGAGGTCGGCTGCGCGGCCCGCCGCTCCATCGCCACGGCAGGGCAGTTTGTCTATTTTCTCAGTGACTCCGGTGTCTACCGCCTCGACAGCCGCCTTGACCTTAAATTGCGCGGCGACACCAAGCCTCTCTCGGACCCCATCGCCAACCAGCTCGACGACCTCAACGCAACACTGCTCAAGAACTCGGTCGGCCTCTGGTATAGCAACCGCTACTATCTAGCGGTCCCGCTGGCCGGTGCCGACAACAACAATGGCGTGTTTTTATACAATGCCTTGAACGACCAGTGGGAAACCCGCGACATCTACGGCTTCGGCGTGGATGACTTCGTAGTCGCCACCCGCGCCAACGAGCGCCGTCTCTTCGTCAGCAACAAGGCCGGACGCCTCATGCTCCTCGACGAGATCGAGGAAGGCGACCAGTCGCCCGACGTGCAGGCCGATGTCATCACGCCGGTCCCCGGACGCATCGTCACACGCCGCTACGGTATGGGCAGCATGAGCACCAAACGCTTCGTCCGCAGCCTCGCCGATGTCGTCTTGCCCAACACCGGCTCGGTGACGGTCAAGGCGATCACGATTAACCCTGACGCCACCATAACGCTGGTGCCGGGGCAGACCAACACGTCCGGCTTGGCCGAAGACTACACGCTCAAGCAGCCCATCCGGCAAAAAGCGCATTACTGCGAACTGGAGTTTCTAACCACGGCCAACCGGCCGGAGATCCGCAACGTCAGCATCGAAGCCGCAGGGCCGAGCAATCCGCCGACTGAGACAAGGAACGCAGCTTAACAACTAAGGAACAAAATCATGGCAACCGTAACCGCATCTTACAACTGGGTCAGTGGCGAAACCGTCACCCCCGCCAAACTCAACACGGCCGCCGCGCCGACTGTCGTTGTCGCTGACAATGAGGTCACGACCGCGAAGATTTTGGACGGCAACGTAACTTTAGCCAAGCTCGTCACCGCTGTTCAGCAAGCACTCTTGCCCGCGGGCGCCGTGCAGGCCTTCGCCATGAACAGCGCACCGGCTGGATGGTGAGCGGCAGACGGCACCGCAGTAAGCCGCAGCACCTACGCGGCACTCTTTGCCGCCATCAGCACGACCTACGGAGCCGGTGACGGCAGCACGACTTTTGCCCTGCCCGATCTGCGCGGCATCTTTGTGCGCGGCAGCGGATCACAAACAATCAGTGGTACGGCTTACAGCGGGACGTTTGCTGCCGTGCAACAGGATCAGCTCAAAAGCCACACGCATCTGGTCGACTCCTATGTGAACGGAGCGATCGGGAACAGCGGTCGCCCGCAAGAAGGAACTAGCGGAAACAGTGACAGCTTCGCAACGCTTGCAACTGGCGGCGACGAAACACGCCCCGCGAACATTGCCCTGCTGTATTGCATCAAGTTCTAACCGATGACCCCATGGCAAAAGGCAAAACACTGGTGGGACGAGCACTCAACACAAGACTTCTGGGAGCTTGTCGGCGAGCATCTGTCGTCCGGCTTAGTCCACGCCACACCGGAAGTGTTTCTGCTGGCCAGCGAGTTGCGGTGGAACGCGGAGGAGAAGTGCTTTGAAAGCGGCGAGCCAAATTGTTGGTTCGTCACTCTGGCTGCTGGCGTTGCTGGCACAAACCCTGTGCGGGAGTGTCTGCGCGTGGCACCGCATCCGCAGCAATACGCGGCATGGTGCCGTAGGGGCAGCTTTGAGCCGCGAGTATACGATTGGAACAAACTAATTAGCAAAACAAGAGGACAATAATATGGGAGGAAAAGGACCAAGCGCACCCGCGCCACAACCAGTGCCAGCGGCGCCCGCGCCGATTGACTACGATAAAATGGCCGCCGCGTCGATCCGCGTGGCCAATGCACAGATCGCCGCCGAAGAGGAGTCGATCAAGCGGCTTTATCCGCAATACATCAACATGCAGTTCGGCACCGCCGACCAGCTCGCCGGTCGTCTCAACAATGAATACCTCCAGCGCACGCGCGGCGTCATCGGTGAGGAGCTGCAAGCGGCGTCCGCGCCTAATGCCATTGAGGCGCAGCTCCAGCGTGATGCGGAAGCTGAACTCGCGCTCGGCCGGTCGCTCTCACCGGAGCAGCAGCGCGAAGCCTCGCAGTCGGCACGCGCGGCCTTTGCGGCTCGCGGGCTTGGCACGTCGATGGGTAGCAGCGCGGCTGAAATCCTCAATCGTGATGCCTATGGCACCGCGCGTCAGGATGCTCGCCGGGGGTTTGCTGCGAATGTGAACCAGATGGATCTTGCGCGCAGGCAGCGGCGGGTTGGATTAGCTGGTGCTTATACCGAGCTTGATCCGTTCCGGCAGTCGATTGGTCCGGCGTTTCAGTTGGGAACCAACACCCTGTCGAACACCACCGGACAGGTCGGCAGCATCTTTGGCAACTCGCTGACGCAAAGCGGCAACGTGGCCAGCTTCAATACCAACATGGCCGCTTCAAACCGCAACGCCATCCTCAACAATAACGCCGCCATGCAGGCCGCAGCAATGCAGGCCGGTGCCTCGCAGAACGCGGGCATGATGGGGATGTTTGGCGGGATCGGCGGCGGTGCCCTCACCGGAGTCGGGTTGGCACTCTAATATGGACAAACTTGTCGCAGACACTTGCCGCAAGGCGGAACGCTGGCTCAATGAGTTCAGCGCCCCGTGCGTGCTATGGAGCGGCGGCAAGGACAGCAACGCCATGCTGCATATTCTGCTGCACAAGGTCGGCGTGAAGCTGCCATGCGTGCAATACCGCGACCCTTGGTTCCGTGACCGTTATGAACTGGCGGACGCACTGACCCGTGCATGGGATCTCGACGTGCATGATTACCCGCCCAGCCGAGTCGCCCTGACTGACGGGACATCGCCGGACGGCAAGCATCAGATCGACTTCTTAAAATATCAGCAATGGGGGCAGCAGACGGCGCTCATCATCTCGATAGGCTCGCAGCCCCCGGTTGATGGCAAGCCATGGCGCTGCGGTCTGGACGCCTTGCAGCGTCCTCTGGGCGCCTTTGCTTGGCCTTGGGACGCCTGCTTCCACGGCCAGAAGTCGGCCGATGTTGACCCGATCAAGGGGCTGCTCCCCTTGTCGGTTGACGCTCAACGCATCGCTGACGCACCAACGCAGCTCTACCTCATGCGGGACTGGAGCGATGAGGATGTCTGGCGATACCTAGAGGCAGAGGGCATCCCGAATGACGAGACACGCTACGGCCGGGACGACACCGGATCTTGGAGCCACCTCGCCGACAAGTCGCGCAACGCCGACTACCCGCATGTCTGCACACGCTGCATCAGTCGTGCCGAGACCGACACGGTCTGGTGCCCCAAGCTGAACGCGCAAGTCAACAACATCTCGGCGCATCTTCCCTACGAAGATCACGCCAACTCGGCGCAGGGCTTTGAGCATCGTTCTCAGAACGTGTCCGGCCGGCCAATAACACGAATCATCGACGGCCGCGTGGCGGCTTAACAACGAAGGAGAACAAAACTATGTTTGCATACAGTCCAACAGTCAACGACCGCAGCGGCGAGATCACCGCTGCCGGCCAGATCGCATCAGCCAACACGCAGGCCAATATGTATAACCAGCTTGGCAACAATATCGGCGGGGCGCTTTCCGCCATCGGCGGGATCTACGGCAAATACAAAGACAAGAAGGACATGCTCAAGGGTATGGACTCTGCGGTTGGCGTGATGGCCGATGCCGGCGCTTTGCCCAAAGGATTTCTCAATAACTACAACCAGCTCGACGACAACGTCCGCCCCTTCATTTTTGAAGCGATTGCCTCGCCGATGTTCCAAGCGCTGCAAAAGAAGCAGGGCTACAAGGATTATGCCGAGGCCATGAGCGGATTGTATGGCAGCCGTGGCGGTGGGGCGCCGGGTGCTGGCTCTGATTTCTTCGACTTCTAACAATGGACGCGCTCACCAATACCAATGCGCCGATGATGTATGATCTTCGGCGGTTCGCAAACGAAGTCATGGGAGTGCGCGGCGTGCGGATGCGCACCGACTCACCTGAGTTCAAGTTCATTGCCGACCAAGCCAAGAAGTTTAACGACATGCGGATGCAGGCTTTGTCTGCTAGTCCGCAATCCGAGCCTAAGTTCATGTCCATCACCAATCCCGAGGGGCGCGTGATCGACGTGCTTATCAAGCCTAACGGTGAACCGATGGTCATTGAGCCGAAGACGCTGAACACTCAGCAGGGAATGTTCACGATGGCAAACGCGACAAACGCCGCGCCCATCATTGATCCGCGCACCGGGCAGCAAGTGAAAGGATATGCCGCAGGAATTGACCTCGGCGAAGACGCCGCACCGCTTGGCACCTACACACCGGGACAGGCGGCTCCGCAGCAAACGCCCGCGCCATCACCCGCACCATCTGCTGCTCCCGCACCGTCACCCCAAGCCCCGCAGCAGGCTCAGTTTGTTCGCGTTGTGTCACCAGACGGCAAGACGGGCATCATTCCGTCCAACCAAGTTGACCAAGCAGTAAAACAGGGATTCCAGTTGGCGCCTTAACATGGTTGTCGATTTCATCCCAGACGACACCGCAGCCACCGGATCTCCCGATCCATTGGACGCGCCCCCGATTGATTTCGTTCCAGACGACGACTTCGGCGTGGGGTTTGTCGCGGATGCGCCCGATGTTGAGCGTGACAATGTAGTCATTAGCACGCTAGGCAATATCTCCAACGCTGGAAGGCGCGGCTATCTCCAAAGCCGTCTTGCCACAGAGCTTTCGCAGGAGCAAC